CTAGAGTTGGAGGACAAACAACACCAAACAATGGAAGCTTAACAGTAGAAGATGATTCTTTAATAATGATTACTTCATGTTCTATAAACGCTATTACAAGCCAACAAATACCAACAGGAACTAATCAATCATATACTCAACACAATACTAATAGACAAGTGGCAACAGGTGCAATTAGTGCAAATGCAGGTCATAGTGCTGGTAGTATTACTTTACGATCTACCTCAACATTTGGAAGTATAACTTTAGATAGAACAGAGATAAAAGGTTTAGGTGGCTCATCATTAGATGATAACAGTGATTTTTTTTTAATGATGTAAATTATATAAATAACTAATATGTTAAAATATACGTTAATGATAAGTAATGTTCCTGTAGAAAGAATAGATATAAACATAATAACTGTTGCACAATTTTTAGTTTTTGTTGTAGTACTTTGTGGTGTTTATTTTAATTTAAAAAGTAAAACCTTTATGAATTATCAATCTTTAAAAAATGTAGAAAAACAAAATACTGATTCTATTGCTTGTTTAGAAAAACAACTTTCAAAAGATATAAAAGAAAACAACGATAAAATATCAAATGTTAAACATGATCATATAAAAGCTTTTGATAAAATAGATAAAGAAGTTTCAGGAATTAAAAAAGATATAAGTCAAATAGGACTAAGTATAGGAAACATAGAAGGATATATGAAAGCTATGTCAGAAAAAAAGTAACCCATTTAATTATTTAATATGTATAAATCAAACAAGTCATCTAAAGGAAGTAAAGCTACTCCTAAAACAATTTTTCATACACCAAAAGGTTATGGAGGATTAAAAAACTCTACTTATGTTAGAGATCAACCTAAATAAATAAAATTTTATTATTAAAAGGCTCTCTATTTGAGAGTCTTTTTTTGTTAAAAACAATACTACAATGAGTATTTTTAAAAGAAAAAAAGAAAGAAAACCTTTTAATGAAACTAAGTTTGGAAAATTTACTAAAAAAGTAATTGGTTCTATTCCCGAATTAGCTTCTGATGTTTTATCTATTGCTACAAGCTCAAATCCTATTGGAGCAAGTATTGATATTATTAAAGAAAAATTATTAAAAACTCAAAGTAATTCTAGTCCTGAAAAATCTGAAGAAATTGACAAATTAATTTTAGAGCTTGACAGAGATAGAATGAATTGGGAAAAGGAAATATATGCTTTAGAAATAGATGATCGTAAAAGTTCACGAAAAATGTATATAGTAAAGTCTGAAAAAGCTGATGAAATTGCTTCTGCAATTATTACTTGGAATTTACCTGTAATTGCATTACTTTTAATTATAGAAATTACTTGTGTAATATATCTTAAAAACGAACCAACTTTACTTGCTGTAATATCCTCTGCTATTGGTGCAGTTTCACAAGCATTAATTAGTGAAAGACTTACTGTTATTCAGTTTTTTTATGGAAGTTCATTAGGATCAAAGAAAAAGCAAGAAAAAATAGAAAAAACATTATAAAATGTCTAACAAAGAAATAGTTTTTAAAGGAAAAGATGGTAAAGATTATGCCATACAAATAGACAAAGTTACTTATTATAGAAGTTATGTCGATAGTGATTCAAAAATGAACAGCAAACCTAGTTTAAAAACTTGTGTTTATTTAATTGGTTCTGTGAAAGCTTTAATAGTTCCAATATCTTTTGATGAATTTAGAAAAAAAAGAAATGAATTTGTTTCACTTGCTATATAAACAGTACCGAAGTACTGTTTATATTTTAACAAATTGTAATCTTATTTTTTATGCCCCATTAATTTTTTATTAGGTCCTGAATTACTATCATAGTAGTATTCATAATAATATCCATTAACAATAATTTCTTTTGTTTCTGTTATTAATTCAATTTGATATTTATGATTCTTTATTAAAATTTCTGATAATTCAATTCTAATATTAGACAATATTAATAAAAAATCATCTTTACAATTTTCATTCTTTTTAATTGACTGGTTAAACTTTTTTAATCTTTCTGTTTTTCTTACATGGGCAGTCAATATTTTTTTTAATTCTATTATTTTCATGTTTAAAAAACCCGATAAACTTTCTATTGTAAAATTTTCGTTGTCTAATATTTCTGGAAATATTAATTCATCAAATAAGTGTTCTCTAAACTTTCTTTTTGTTTTTTCACTATATTGATTTGATTCACCTGTTTTGTCGTATATACTTCTTTTAATAACATCACTTAATATTTCATACGCAAAATATATTTCTTTAAAAATAATTTCAGATTTTTTATCATCAGGATTTTTATCAGGATGAAATTCTATTGCTAACTTTTTAAAAGATTTTTTTATTTCATTTTGTGAAGCACTAGGTTTTAAACCTAGCACTTCATAAAGACATTTTATTTTATTATTTTTTCTTTTGATCATTTTATAGATATTTTTTTTCTTTTATCGTGTAAATTATAAATTACTAAACCTCTGCTATTAGCAGGATAAACCATTTTCTCTCCTGCTCCATTTATTCTTCTAAGCCTAAATTGTCCAACAACTTTAGAAAAATAAACTAACCATTTTTGAAGATCTTCATCTACTTCAATTTGTATTACATCATTTTCATAGATTTTATTTCCCTTTTTATCTTCAAGACCTACGTACTGACAAATAGTTTTTTCATCAATGTGCAGTAATTCATCTTTTTCTTGTTTATATAATAAAACATTTCCTGGTTTAAAATAGTGTGGATTCCCAACTACCCATTTTTCTCGCTTTTTTGCTTTAATTAAAATTTCTCTATGTTCGCTCATATCTAAACTAATATATCTCTAAAATAAAATGATTCTACATCAAAATTTGGTTGAGTCATATAATAATTTAAATCTGCAAGGCCGTTTTTGTAAGATATTCTTCCTCTTTCAATAAAAGAATCTCCACAAGTAAATACACCAACATTGTAAGGATAATTTTTCTCTACAACTATAAATATAAACCTTGACACTCCTACAGTGTCCATATAAAAGGCTGCTTGCTGATCATAATCGTATTTATAAGAAGAACTAATAAAATCTTTTACTGATCCTCCAGTAGTCTTTAAATCAATCATGAAATCGTCAAACTTTAACCCATCTACTTTACATTTAGTTTTTACACCATCAATTTCATTTGAATAAATTCCTTCAAACTCATCACAAGCAGACAATAAACTTTTTATTTCTTTAACAGCTAATAACTTTGACTGCATAATTTCAAGTAAATCCATATCGTCTTGACTTATTACAGTATATTCTCCACTATCTATTATAGGTTGAACAAATTCTGCATACCATTTTTTGTAAACAGTAGTCATTGTAGGCTTTTTATTTTTCTTTTTCCAATCAGCTCCACTTGCTTTAATACAAATTTCTGTATCATCTACAACATGAAATCTTTCGTGGAAAAAATCAGGTTCTAATATAAGACAATGAAAAGCACTTCCAATATCAAACGCTTTAGAATGAACTCTTAATTCTCCATTTAAGTAAGCATCATAATTTTTAATACCTCCATTTTGAAAAATCTTTAACATAGAATTAGATACATATTTAGAATCTTTAAAATACCAATTATCATCTTTATCTATTTTTCTGTCTTTTGCTGGATTATTCTTTTTTAACTCTTCCATGTATTCTGGGTGTTTATTGCTTGGCTCTAACATTTATTTGTTCTTTTAATTTAAAAATAGCTTTGTTAATTACTTTAATAAGTTCTTTCATTTCTTTTTTCTGAAATAAAATTTCAATTTTTAAAGACGATGAACTCATTTCTAACAATTTGTCAATTGTTTTTTTCTTCCTTTTTAAGAATTTCTTCTTTACTGGATTTAATCTTTGATATTCGTCTTCTTTTACAAAAACCCAATCAATTTTATTATTAACGCAATACTTAATAAGTAAATTTATATCAAAAAGATTATCTCTTATCTCAGTTAAATTTAAAGGTATTAAACTAACATCTGATTTATCTAAATAATACTCTTCTACTTCTTTAATTAATGTTTTAGAAACTAAATCATTAGATTTCATTTTAAACAAAAGTTCATTAAGGCTTATTTTAGAATATTTAAATTTTAAAATTGATTTTTTAAATTTTACTAAATCCCAATTATGAGCAATTATGTATTTGTTGTTAAAATCATCTATAATAAATTCCTTATTCCTGTATCGACCTAATATGCTCTGCCAATCTTCTTGGCTTATATTTAAGTTTTCTTGTTGCATGACTTCTATCAGTTGTTAAATACCTATCAGGTGTGAATGTTTTTTTAAAAAAAGCTGGAATTTTAACCATTTCTATAATATGTCCGTGTTTATCATAAACCCACTTTATATTTAAACTAGCTAATCTAGTCATATTTTGATGGTCAAAACTTGGTTTTAATTCTATTGTAGTTGCGTAAACATTTCTGTTTCTATAACCTTGATAATTTGCAAACAAATGATGAGGTAATATTTTAAATTTAGATTTTTCTGTTATGTAAAAAATTCCTTCAGCTTTTTTATTCCAAATAATTAAAACATCAGCAGTATATATATGCTCTCTAAGAACTGTCTGACAGACCTCTTTGTCTGCAACACGTTTCATAGGCTTAATAAACTTTCTAACTACCTTAGAAGACAACTTATAAGGTTCAGGTTGTAGTATTACTTTTTCTATATAACCTTCTTTTATTAATTGATCTGTCCAATAGCTAAAATGCAACTCTCCTATGCTATCAAATAAAGATTCGTTTTCCATGTTTTTTAATTTAAAATCCAAGGAACACAGAGTGTCCCTTAAATTCTTAGAGTTCTTGATTTATTGAAACAATTTTTTCATGATCTTTCATTGTTCCATGCATATTACAATAATTCATTGCAATTTCTGTCATTTTAGATAATGCAATATTTAAACTTTTAACTGTTACTAGTTTAAAATGAAACTTAAAATTAGTAAATGATTCATCGTTATAAATAGATTCTGATTTAGTTATTATTTTGTTTTCAAAAATCATTAACTCTTTAACTGAATTTATAATTTTTAAGATTTCTTTATCTGTCAATTGTCCAAGCATTTTAAATTTAATCACGTTAGAACTTGAAGATTTAGATTTATTTATTGCTGCGGAAACTACGTTTATGTTTTTCATGATTTTGTTCTATTTTTCTAAATGCATTTTTAATATTATTTGTTCTTGGTATATAAACTTTTATAAAAAAATCCCATTCAATTGCTTCTGCAATTTCTTCTATTTTTTCTTCCATATTTAACATATATTAAAAACTCTCCAAGTCCTACAAATGATTACATCTGACTTGCACAGATAGTGTCTCGTATATCCTTCTAGATAATATCACTTGATTCTCCATTAGCTTGGAGAGTTTTATTTTACTAATTGTTATTTATAATGGAAACTCATCTTCAACGCCACTATTATCATTCATTGGCTCTAAACTTCCACCTTGTTGCTGAGATACCCAATAATCTAATTTAGTTGTAAAGTCAGTTAACTTTTTTGGACTCATAGGAATTGGTACTGATAATTTATTTAAATCAGCAGTCATACTATCACTTTGATGATTAACCCACTTTACAGTTGTATATTTAGTTTTTGTTGGCTCTCCTGAATCTTTATTTATAAAGAATCCTTCTTGATATCCTATAGCAATTTTTAATTTAACTTTACTCATTGATAAAGCGGCAGCTTCGCCAGAAGCAAAATCAGAAAGACTTTTAATATCTACTGCTTCACAAAACTGCTTCATTATAGAAGCTTTTACAGGCTTTTCTCTATCACTCATATCTTCTGCTTGAAACACAACTCTATGTTTTATTATATCTCCTTCTGAAGTGTCTGATTTAGGTGTGTTGTTATTTGCAGTAGTTAATAATCTTAATGTTACATCAAAGAAGAATCTTTGTTTTCCTCCCCAAATAGCTTCTGTAAATTCAGACTTATCTATTTCTACTAATGCAATGTCGTGGTTTTTTACAAAACTACCTCCTGATGATTTTAATTCTGCTGAATCTACTCCTTGTGCTAAACTTTTAAAATCCATAACTTTAAATTTAATAATTAATTACTTTTTGTTTTCTTGTTTTCTTGAAGAGTATTTTTATCTTCTTCCTCTCCATTTAAATAAATTTCCATATAGTATATTGCATCTTTTAGATTGTTAGGCATTTCTAAAGGAAACATTTCTGGTGGCGATTTTGAGGGTGTATTCTCATAACCTTGACACTTGTTTGTTACAAACATATACTCTATTTTTCCTGTAGAAGCATCTGTTTTTGTTGTAGATACAAGGACATTTACAGCTTCTTTTTCAATTTGTTTTAGCCATCTTTTACCTTGTACTGCTGCATATCTTTCAGCAACTCCTGTTGGAGAATCAATAATTTGATCTATAGAAATTAAAAAGAAATACTTGTCAGTACAAGTTTTTATCATTCTCCACATTTTTGAAATGTCATCATTATAACCTTTCCATGAATCATAACCACTAAAAGCCATTCCATTGTGATATTCAAATTGCTCAAACGCAGAAGTCATAGATTCAATAACTACATATTTAACTTTTTTTGAATTTATTACTTTTTCAAGTTTTTCAAAAAATGTTTTTCTATCTGGAACTAATATGTTCCCTTTAAACTTAGCAGAACCTCTAAATGGCAAAGCTTTTTGTTCAGTATTTAAAATAATTGTTTCTTCGGGTGGCAATCCTCTTATAGAGCTTGATTTACCTGTTCCTGAAGAACCCAAAATAATTGTGCTTGGTAACATAGTTTTTAATTTAAATTTATTATTGAAACTCCTTCTGTTTTTCTTGCATATCGTATATCTTTTGCAGAATTTGCTTTATAAAAATGACCTATTCTGTTATCAAAGATTAAACTACAATTAACATTATTTTTTGCTTTTCTTAAAATTTCTGCTATTGACACAAACTCAATAACAACTTTTTCAATATTATCAAGTACTAGTTTTTTATTTAAAATAATACTTATTTCCATACTTTCTACCATATAAATGTAATAAAATTACACTACTTATCATAGGTTTTTTTGTCTTTTCTTGACCATAAATTCACCTTAGAATTTTCGTTTACTCTTTTTCTATAATAAGACTTCATCTTAATAATAAAAAAACCTTTAATATTAATGTCCTTATTAGATTGTAATGTTTTCCTTACCGAATCCCAAAAGGCTTTTATTACTATTGTAACTATTTCCTTTTTTATTTGGCTCTTCTCTGATACTATAATTTTGATTTGCGAGGATTTGTATTTTCTCATGTTCTTTAATATCGCTTACAAATTTAACGTATTTACTTATGTAGGAAACATATACTTTACCTACTCCTGTAGACCGACCTTTGGCAAATATAACTTCTACATCATTTTCCATTGGTGGAATACTTTTTTCTCCAATATCGTAATATGCTGGTCTATAAGGAAATATAACCATATCAGCATCTTGTTCAATAGAACCTGATTCTCTTAAATCAGACAACATTGGTCTTTTGTTTGTTCTTGCACTAACTTGTCTATTTAACTGACTTAATGATACAACTACAATTTCTAATTCAGCTGAAATCTCTTTAAAAGACCTTGATATTTGAGCAACTTCTTGTTCTCTGTTTCCAGAATTAGAATTGTTTGTTACTAATTGCATATAATCTATTACAACTAGTTTAGTTTTATATCTAATTACGTGTTTTCTAATTTGATTTAAAATTTTACCTAATTTCCTTGATTTATCGTCAATAAAATAAACTTTGCTTTTAAAAGCGTTAGCAGTCTTATTAATGTCATTCTTGTCAATAGGGTCAAATTTCTTTTCTCTTAGTTTACGCAACTCTACACAACTACAAGAAGCTATCATTCTTTTAGTAAGTTCAATTATAGTCATCTCTAAAGAGAAGAACAATGGTGCATAATCGTATTTCATAAAAGCATTTTTAAATATCTCTAATGCAAATGCAGTTTTACCCATTGATGGTGCTCCTGCAATAATTATTAAACTAGCCAAATCAAATTGATGCATAAAATCATCAACTTTTGGAATACCACTTTTACAACCTCTTGCAGCTTCTGATTCAAGATCTTCAAGCATATCATCTATTGAACCCTTTACTGTAAAATCTACAACTTCTCCCATTTCTTGAATAGTCAAAACCTTTTGGTTTATCATATTTAAAATCTCATTAGTTGGTTCAGAATTATTACAAGACTCACTTATATTTCTTGATAAAACAAAAAATTCTCTTTTTTGATTATACTCGTTTAATATAGTTAGATGCTCTTTAATATGTTTATCAGTGTCTACATTTTCACAAATGTTTTCTAAATACAAATTAATATTCATTTGTTTTTCTGCATATAGTAATTCTATATACTTTTTCTTAACTAACATGTCAGTTATTGTTGCAATATCTATTTTGCTTTCTTTGGAAACTTCCTTAATAGCTTGATAGATATATCTCGTTTCTGATCTAGTAAAATCTTTTATAGATACTTGATCAGACAGAAGGTAATAAGAATCAGGAAAGTTAACAAAACAGCCTAAAACTAATTCTTCTATTTCTACGTTTGATTGCCCTACAAATAAAGGCATTTGATCTAATGATAATTGATTCATTTATTTCATATAATTAAAAATTTAAAATAACCAAACAACAAAGAGTTTCAAATTCAGTATTGTTTGGCTTAATTATTAGTTATTCAATATAGCAATGCATGAAATAATTATGGTGAAAATTGTTAATGATAATAAACTGTAAAAAAGAATTGATAATTTTTTTTTCATTTAAATTGGTATTTTTCTCATTGTTCCAGTTTCAAGATTAAAAAATAAACCTTTACTATAGATAATGGGAGTGGTTAATAAATTATAAATTAAATCTAATCCTAAGTTTGCTATTATTGGATTTACAAACATTTTTTGTTTGTTTAATGCTTGTGCAATAGAACAACTTGGTTCGTTATCGTCATCTTTTATTTCAAGATAACCCTCTGGCAAATCCCATTGAAGTTCATGCCTTTTATTTTTTGGATTTACAATATAATGATTTAATAGCACTTGACCAAAATCTTTACCGTTTCCATAGTCAATAATATAAAAATTAGGAAATCTGCAATTGCTTTTTTCTAGCATATTGTATATTTCTTTTCTTGATTTCATATTGTCTACACAAACTACAACTAAATGATAGTCCTTGTTATCATTGTAAAATTTTCTATCAAAAGCTTTCCAGGTATATGAATAATAACGGTTAATATTGTTTACTAAAACAACAGACTTGTATTCTCCTATTTCATTTTCATGATATAATTGTCTTACGCAATTACTTTTAGAAACTACATCATCATCATAAACACTAACACTAATTCCTTTATTTCCATGAACTATTTCTGGAATAGCTAAACCTATTTTAGCAAGACCTTGTAAAACATAAGATCCTGTTCCTCCTGCTCCAATTACAGCTATTTTTATCTTTTCTATTGGCGTTGAAATTTCTTCTGATACTTTGTGGTGTTTTTCCATAATAAGTTACTTAAATTCTTTTATAGACCTTTTTGATAAATAATAATTTGTCATATCTAAGCTATTTGTGTTTTCAAAAAACTTTTTATATCCTTTATTAGAAATGAAATTTGAATTTAAGTGATTTGAAAAATTACTTTCCCAAAACAATCTGTCAATTCCATCAATTAATTCCTTGCTTGTTTTAAAATTTGGAATAACTACATTTCCCCAACATACTTTTCCGTTTTCATAAACATTTGGAGTTGGTAAATGATATAACTTATTTTGTTTTCCTAAAACAAAAACAAAAATTTCATCTTTTCCAAGATAAGACCACATAACTCTTGGAAAAAGATAAGTGTATTCTTTATTTTGTACTTTAATTGTTCTTGTAATTGGTTCTGTAATCCAAGTTATTTTAACATCATCAATATCATTATCGTAATGAACAAAATTTTTAATTGGACTGTTCATTTTAATAGGTTTTATCTTTTCATCATAATCTTTAGAAACTATATCTTTTAAAAAAGATATAGAATCTAGACTTGCTGGAACTCTTGATGTTAATTTATTTAAACGTATTGATCCTGCTTCAACATAATCTTCATTATTATGATTTTTGTAAAAAATCATAATCGCATAAGGATTGTACTCGCAAATTGCATTAAATTTTAATTCTTCCATTTTTAAAAGTTTAAATTCATCATTAGATTTTTTAATTTAATTAATAGCAATAATCCTTCTTCTTTTTCTAAATTAGAATTGATTTCTTTAAGACCAAATTCTTTAGTTATAGTTAATGGTATTGCCCCAGTATTTGCATAATTATCGTTTAAAGTATCTTCATAATTTTCAAATACTCTATCTTCAAATGTTCCGACAATCATACAATAATCTTCAGGAGTAACAGGATGATATTCAAAATCTATAAAATCTACATGTGGAAAGAAATCACTTATGTTAAATTCATATTTTATTAATTTTTTAAATACTTTAAATATTTCAATAGATTTTTGTTTCTTTTCACAATCAAAAACACTATCGTATTCTAATATATTGTCTATATCATTAATATTTCCTTTCATATATTCTTCTATAGAATCAAAAGATTTTTTGTAATAAATATATTTCTCTTCTACATCTTTTAAAATGTCCTGCTCATTAGGATAATCGTATTTTTCTAATTGAATGTTTGTTTCTATTTCTTCCTCATGATTCATTTCATTAAAAATTTCTAAACTATATTGAAAACTACTATTTTTACTAAAACATTCTATTCCGTATTTTTTAATTAACGCTCCAAAAATATATCTAAATGCTTTTTGATATTTAAATTCGTTAACCACATTAATATTGTCTAAAGAAAAGAACAAAGATTCTGATTCTAAATGTCTTTGTAAGACAATGTTTTTTCCATTAAAATTAATAGAATCCCATTTTTTTAATGTTTTTTTATTTTCTATTTTTAATAAAATATCAAATTTGTTAGATATTTCTTTTATAACATCATCATATTTTGTTTCTTCAGTAAACACAGGTAATTTTATATGATTAATAGAATTTGTATTTTGAATAATTTTAAAAATATTAATTATTGTTGCTGGTCTATCTTCGTAATACAATACGTTTAAATCAAAATTTTTATCAATTTTAATTATGGAAGAAAAGGTATTGAGTTTCTCGATAATTTTATTTTTTCCTTTCCACCTTTGGTTATTGTTAAAGCAATTTTCCTGTGTAAGGTTTGCTCTGTATATTTGTCCGACTGTTTTATTGTTTTCTTTTTGCATATCTCTTTTATTTGTTTAATAAAAAAAGAGGGCAAATTGCCCTCGTTTTGATTGTTTTTCATCCTTTTGTTCCTGTTTTAGTGTTAATAGTATAAACCATTTTATCTTCTTTTACACTTGGACCTTCTAAATTTGAATTTATTAATTCTGGATAAGTACCTGTGTAAAAATCAATAACTTGTTTTGTATTCCATTCAGGATTTGGATCGTCTAAAACTATTTCTTTGTATTTAAACTGTCTAGTTAATCTTGATGCTTTTGCCATTATATAGAAATTACATTGTTATTAGAAATACGTTCTTCTTGAAAAACTTCAATTTGTTCTTCACTCATCTTTTTAACTAATGGTACTTTAACTGAAGGTTTTGTTTCTACAGTAGAAAATAAATCGTCAGCTGATTTTTTAACAACATCAGTAGTTTTAGATTTTTTCTTTTTTAATTCTTCTTTCTTTTTTAGTTCCTCTTTCTTTTGAGCTTCCATTTCTTTTACACTATCTATGAAATTATTCATAGAATTAGTAGAATTAGAAATAGTAGGCATTATTTTAATAAGATTTTCAGTTAAAATTTTTTCAACTTCTATAGGATCTTCTCCTTTAACAATAAAAGGAACTAAAAGATTTTTTGCAGGATCATCAGTTTTAGGTTTAGGTAATACTGAAACTATAAATTTTCCTGCTGATTTTGTTATGTTAATTGTAACATCAACATTTTCTAATTCATTTTTGATTTCTTGTATCATAATATTTTAATTTAAATTAATAATCAAGCCACAATGAGTGTGACTTGAAAATTTTTAATTTTAAACTAAAACTGAAGTATGTAATCTTTTTTCAACTTCAAACATAATTTGGTTAAATGCTTTTTCATTCATTTTTGCACCTTGACCTACCATGATAGAATCTAAAGATTTATCCTTAGATGTTGCAGAATGATTAGTATATCTAGTGATACCATTAAACAATCCCCATAAGTTATTACCGTGTATTCCTATATCTTTGTGAATATCTCTAGCCATAGTTTGAACTTGATTAGCTTTTCTTGTACTGGCTTTTTCATTAGAATTTACACTTAGTATTTTAGAAACTAAATCAATAACGAATTTATCATCTTTAATTTTAGTATCTGACATTCTTTTAAAGTTGTCAATTAATAAATTCTCTCCTGTAAGAGCCATTTTAATGCTTTCTATAGCATCTTTAACTCTTGATGAATAAGAAGCAGTATGTCTAATTTTTGTAAGCTCTTTCATAGCTTGATGAAACGTATTAGTACATACAACTACTGTATTAGTTGTTCCGAAACCTATAGCACAACTACCATCGTGGCTATTTAAAGCTGTTAAATTTCTTTTAATACCACTATTACCTACTATTTCATCTTCTAACTTTACTTGTAAAAAAGTTTTTTTACCTCCTTGTAAAGCTCCACCACTTTTAACTTCAAGATTTAAGCTTCCTGCTGCTTCTACAATTGTTTCTGCTAATTCTGTGTTTTGAAATATTTGATATCTGTCTTTACAAGTTCCTAGTAATTTATTATTATCTGATCTAAACACTCCAAAATTATCAGTTTTAACAATTACATTATCTTTGCTTGTACCTTCATTTAAAGTTGCATATAAAGGAACTTTATTTGCTTCCCATGCTAAACCGTTTTCATAAAGTAAATCGAAAATTTTTTCATTTTTTGTCATAATAATTCTTTTTATATAATTTATTAGTTAATAAAAAACAGCACCGAAGTGCTGTTTTTTATTCAATGATTACTTTTACTTAATTATTTTTCTGAACTTAAAACTACCTCTTGCCAGCCTTTTTCAGAATATTGTGCTGATGCAATTATACTTTCAGATTTAAGATTTTTTACAAGTAATTTACTAGCTTTCCATAAAGCAGGATCAGGAACTTCATCATGTTCATCATCATAACAAACTTCTCCTCTACATTCGTACGTTGAATTATCTTCATCATACTGAAATTCGTAACCTAATACTACTCTTCTACTTTCCATTTTTAAAACCATAATCTTAAATTAAGAGTTAAATCTTTTCTTAGCTTTTATTGTTACATTTTGTAACTCTGACTTTACTTCCGCAAGTCTTTCATCTAAAGTTGTTTTTTCTATCTTTAGATACTTATTATAAGCCTTAACTTTTAAGGCTTCAAAACTTTCTTTAACATCTCCCCATTTACCAATTAAATAATATTTGGTATCTGAATATTTCTGACTCACACAATAATCTTCAATTTCGTATTTATCACAGTGTACTTGAGCAGCTTCTTTAGTTTTAAAGGTTAAATCATCTACATTGTTCCAGTTAGAATTTCTAACATAATAAAATTCTGCTATTCCTATAGCAAAAGGATCTTTAT